CCCTACCAGTACATGTATGCGCCCCCTCCGCCTCCTCCAACATACGCTAATCCGATGACCGCCGCTGACGGCGGTTCGGCGGAATATCCACGTAAAAATGGCCATATTAGTGGCCCCGGCACTGGCACTTCAGACGACATACCTGCGATGTTGAGCGATGGTGAGTTTGTATTCACTGCTAAATCAGTAAGAAACATGGGCGACGGATCAAGGCGCAAAGGCGCTAAGCGTATGTACGCTTTAATGAAGAAACTTGAGGGAGGCCGCTCGAATGGCTGATGATATTACCTACACCGGCTCGATAGTCCGAGAGGCTCCCGAAATTGAGGCCTACAAACTAGGCCTCATTGAGCAAGCTAATAAGCTCTACAATACGCCGATGGTCCTCCCTGCAGTAGAAGCAGCAGGCCTGTCGCAGAGCCAACTTCAGGCTACAGACCTTGCAAAGCAGGGGATTGGCGCGTATGAGCCATATATTCAAGGAGCCTCTCAAGCCCTTACGCAGGGGATGGACCTCACTTCGCAAGGTGCTCGAGCAGCGGGCGCTATAAACGTCACCCCACAGTTCCAGTCGGCTCAAAACATCCTTGGTCAGGGTATCAATGTCACTGATCAGTTAGGCGCTTATTCAGAGTTAGCCGGAGCAGGGCTGCAAGACGTTGGGGCAGGCACAGGCCGCGTTGCAAGAGCAGGCGACCTTGCCGGAAGTTATTTACAGGGCGATATACGTCAATCTTTAGGCACTTTAAACGCTGCAGAGCAGGCTGCGATGGCGGCAAGGCCTTCCGATTTCGGCGTTTCGGCTGAAATACTTGGAGGGGCAAGGCAGATTGCCGGTGGAGCTGCTCAGAGCTATGATCCGGGTTCTTTTTATGGGTTTATGAACCCATATCAAGAGGCAGTTACACAAAATAGCCTTCAGGAAATGCGCCGTCAGGCGAGCATCGCGGAACAAGGACAGGCCGCTCAAGCAATTGGCGCAGGTGCTTTTGGCGGCACTCGTGAGGGTGTTCAACGTGCTGAATTTGAGCGCGGTGTTCAGGACCTGATGGGTCAGAAAATCATGCAGGATTACGCCCAGAACTACGGGCAAGCGCAAAATGCGGCGATGAACGCCTTTGAGGCGCAGCAAGGCAGGCAGTTACAGGTGGGTGGATTTGAAGCAAATGCTGCAAATCAACTGGCTAACCTTCAACAGACGCAAGTCCAACAAGCACTACAGCAAAGTGGTGCTCTACAGGGAATTGGCGGTTTATATGGGCAGCAGGCCCTACAGCAGGCTCAGATCGGCCAATCAGGCGTTGGTTTAGTGGGCCAACTTGGGTCTCAGCAAGCTAATTTAGGCCTATTACCTGCTCAAATAGCGGCCCAACAGGCAAATATCGCAGGTCAACGCGCGGGCCTATATGGGTCTCTTGGCCAAGGTATCGGTTCCCTAGCTGCTCAACAAGCGGGTGTAGACCTCCAGAAAGCAAGCACTTTAGGCTCGTTAGGTGGTCAAATAGGCTCGTTAGGCGGTCAAATGGGTGCGCTTGGACAGGCAACTCAACAATTAGGCGCTTCAGACGTAAGTATGCTTAGTGATCTTGGTGCTATTGAGCAGCAAAATGCACAGGCTCAACTAGACGCGATGCGCGCGACAGAAATGCAAGAAACAATGGCTCCTTATCAGCAGTTGGGCTTTGTTTCTGACATCTTCCGTGGCGCCCCAACTACGCAAATGGCTTTGACCTCTGAAACAAGCCCTAGCGCAGGACCTTTACAGACGGCTGTGGGTCTGGGTGTTGGCGCAGTATCAACGGCTGCCGGTGCAGCCAAAGCAGGATTATTCTAAGGTGGGCGACATGAAAAATAGTATTCAAATGGTTGACGAGGATCAGGTCGAAAATGTTGGCATAATGTCAGGGTTTATGGACGACCTAGAAGGCCTCCTTGAAGAATTGTCTGCCGAAGAAATGGAAGGAATGAAAGAGGGCGACGAGGCCGACATGGCCCGCACTATGGAGCGCTCACCGGACTCTCCTGAGATTTTGATGAATAACCTACGCGGCGACATGCGTTCTATAGACGCTAGACGCGAGGAATTATCGGATCTGGTCGGTTTCCGCGAAGCTGAAGAAACGCCTGAGGGTGTTCTTGCGTTATTACAGCCTATTCTTGGCCAACAAGCTGAGCCTATGATGCCTCCTCAGGGAATGCCCGCTATGATGCCCCCGCAGGGAATGCCTCCACAAGGAATGCCACCTATGCCTCCACAAGGAATGCCACCTATGATGCCTCCTCAGGGAATGCCACCACAACAATTAGCTGCAGGTGGTCCTGTGGGCTACGCCGACGGCGGTTCTACTTTGTCTCAGGAGCAAGCAGACGCGCAAGCAGAGGCACAGGCTATGGCAGGCCTTCTTGGGAGGGAAGCTCAAGCGGCTGCGGAAGCCCGAGCCGCACAGACGCCCGAATATCAGCAAGCACAAGCCATAGCAGATGCACAAGCCCGAGCAGACGCTCAAGCCCAAGCCGCACGAGGAGAGTCTATGCCTCCACAAGGCACTCCAGTTTACGACCCTAATACTGGCGCACTAATTGGCATGTCGTATGCCAATGACAACTTGCCTGCAGGGTTCCCAACTCCGCCTCCAATGGGCGACAGAGAGTCTATGCCTATTTCCCCTGATGACGCTGCGATACGTGACCTTTTGCTGCAGCAAGGCCAACAGGTTGCGCCACCAGTGGCAGGCCCGGCAGCAAGAGGAATTGGTTCTCTTGCACCACCAGTGGACCCTGTTGGTGAGATTAATGACGGCTCTATAATGCAAAGAATGCAGGAAGAGCAGCAGCGCCGTATGATGGAAGAGCAGCAGCGTCGTATGATGGAAGAGCAGCAGCGTCGTATGATGGAAGAGCAGCAGCGTCGTATGATGGAAGAGCAGCAGCGCCGTATTATGGAAGAGCGTCCGCGCACTGGGGGCATAGGGACACCTATGCCTCCTTATGATCCGCGCACTGGAGGCATAGGGACACCTATTGATGGCCTGCCTCAACTGCCCCCTACTGATATCGGGTATGACCCTAGACCTAGGCGGCGCTCGGATATGCCTCCAATGATGCCTCCAATGGATGATAGGATGCCTCCAATGATGCCTGTAGGAACGCCCGTGGACCAACGGCCTATGTTCATGCCTCAAGGCATGCAGCAGGGTATGCCGCCTCCCGATTCGGGGGTGGGGGCATTGTTTGCCCCCACAAATGCGCCGATGTTCATGGCTGACGGAGGCATGGTCCAACATTTTCAAGACGGTAGCGACGCGGCGGGCGTTACCCCTTCTGGAACTTACTCGCCTGAGATAATTGCCGAAGCCCTTAGGCGTATGGGGGGTTCTTCCGTGCCCACGATCCAAGAGGGAGTGGAACGCAATTTACCTATGTACCAAGAGCTATTAGGCTCTGACCCAAGCAACACGCAGGCTCAAATGCTGTTTGACATTGGTCAGGCGGCGCTCGGCTATGCCGGTAATGTCGGTCCTGACGGGCAACCCCTTCGTGGTTCTGCTGCGGCAAGACTGGCAGGCGCTACGCGAGAATTACCCGGCCGTATCGGCGCACGTGCAGCAGCAATGGACCAAGAGAAGCAGGGCATAAGATTAGCGGCTCTGCAGGCTTCTCAGGCTGAACGAGCCGCTGCACTACAGGCTCAAGGGGAGCGGTTTGTTACGCTGACTCCTGAAGAGATAGAGGCTGAAGGTCTAGACCCCGTTTATACGTGGCAGCGCAGTCCCCTAACAGGGGAACTCAAGACCCTTGGCTCACGGCCCAGAGTCCCTGACAACGTGACGGTGACCTCCGGTGAGACCTACGCTGAAAGCGTGGCAAAGCTCAGCGCCACAGGTGACGGGGAGTTAGTCCAAAACGCAGGTGCCGCAACTAACAACATTGCAAAGCTAGACGAAGCCCTTAGGGTTATTGACAGCGGCGATGTAAACCTTGGAATTGGCTCTGAAATAGCGACTAACTTTGATAGGGTTAAGGCCCAGTTCTTAGGGGATTCTGAGGCTCAAAGAAGGGCGTCAACGGATCAATACTTAGATGCGTTGCTAGGATCGGACGTGTTTACTGCAATAAGCAGTTTAGGTATTGGAGCCAGAGGCTTGGATACTCCTGCAGAAAGAGAATTCTTGAGGCAGGTTCTAACAGGCACAAGAGCGCTTGATCAAAGCGCGTTAAGACGTATTACCGAATTAAGGCGTCAACGTGAAGTTAATATTATTAAAGAGTATAACAACCGAGTTGAGTTAGGCGAGCTAGATGCCTTCTTTGATGCGTCTAACAAGGTAAAACGCACGTTTGAAATTCCGTCTTTGCCTTCTTTTTCTCCCAAGCCCCGAGGAGAAGAGACCGCTGAAGAAGCTTTAGCAAGAAGGCGTAGAGAAGCCCTAGAAGGAGCGGGATAATGGCTGAGCCAAACAGCACCGAGGGTACTGGTGTCGATTTTGACATGTCGTCTTTGTCCGATGCTGACCAACAAGCCTATGCCGTCCGTGACTGGGACGGTATGTCGATGCGTGGTCTGGAAATCGTTAATAACGACCGACCGCCGGGTATTACAGACAGGATAGTCGATAACGCCGGTAAAGCCGTTGGAGTAGTCACCGAATTCGGCCGTGATATCTATGACTGGACTCGAGGAGCTAAGGTTAGCTACCCAAACCTGCCTATTTTAGGTCAAGGCATAGGCGTAAATACGCTTAACCTACCTCCTGAAAAAGCCGCCCGTCTCATGACCCTTGTCGGAACTACTCTTGATCCTGACCGCCTCGCTGAAGGCATAATAGATATCATTCCAAACGCCACTACATCAAAAGATGAGTTCGGCAATGTAATCGCTAATGTCCCTGTAAAAAATGATAAAGGCGAAATGCTCGGGTATAAAAACTTCTACCCCAACCCCAGAGGCCTAGATATACCTACCGCAACTCAATTAGCGGGAGCCACTGCGGCGTTGCCTGTGGTTGAGACAGCAATTACAGCACTAGGGGTCCCTAATGTACTAGGCGCTCCGGTTATAGCTTCTGCAGGAGTAGAGGCCGCCGGAACAGAGGTAGCCTCGGCGCTTTCGGCGGGAGACGATGTCTCCCTACGTCCAATGGTTGAGGGCACTGGCTTTGGCGCCGCATTCTACGGACTAGGCCGCTTGTTCATAGGTCTAGGCGGGAAAATAGGGGACATGTTCCGCAAGTCCCCCGCTACCGTGGTGGATAAAAACGCCAAGCTTCAGCCTGAAGCCATTAAATACCTCAAAAGCGTAGGCATTGACCCTGACGAAGTGCAGGTGTCTGTTTACGCTGACCTCGAAAGGGCATTGCGCGAAGGCGCTATTCCACAAGAGGCGTTGGCCAAGATGACAGCGCAGGGACTGCCTGTTCCTGTACCGTTGACCACGGGTCAGATTACGGGTGACGCTGAGCAGCAGTTATTCGAAGATTTAGCTGCTAAGGGCGTTTATGGTGAAAAAGCCAAAGAGATAATCCGAGCGCAATTTGATGCTCAACAGGCGGCGATTAAGTCAAACATTGAAGAAACGCAGAGAATCATTGCTCGTGGCGGCCCTAATGTTGCCCGCACAGAAGGAGGCCAAGCGGCACAAGAAGCCTTGGTTAACATGCGTGCAGCGGCTAAAGACAACGCGGATTTGATGTATCAAGAAGCGCGTAGTGCCGGAGTGGCTTACCTTGATCCGTTAACAGCGTCAAATTTCGGTGAAGAGATATTAGAGAATCTAAGCAAAGACTTTAACCGAAGGTCAGCCCCTGACACGTTGAGCATGATTGACGAGCTAGACGAGGCGCTTAATTTAGGCGTATCGCTCGACGAGATACAGGCAATTAGAACCCAACTGACTAATCAAGCTCGGAATGTAGGTTCTGAAGGCGCCGCAGCGTCAAAAGCAGTTAAGATGCTCGACCAAAAGCTCTATGATATGGCAGAGCAGAACCTGTTCTACGGCAACAATGAAGCCGTAGGAATGTGGGCCAATGCAATAAAGAATTATCGCCAGTACAAAAACACTTGGGACAGTAAGGGCGGCATTTTAAACAAGCTCACTAAACAGGATGTAATGGACGGGCCAGTAGTGTTAGGCGTGGCCCCTGAAGCGGCAGCTAAAGCTATATTGGGCTCTTCTTTCAGCGGCCTGATTAGTAAGCCAGAGACTATTCGCACGCTTAGAACTTTGAAGGAGCAGCTTCCTGAAGTAGAGTGGAACATGCTCCGTCAAGAGGCGTTTATGCAAATATCTGACGGCATTGTCTCTAATGCCACAGGTAGAGCATCTAACGCATTCTCCAGAGAGTGGAGAAATGCACGCCAAAGAAACCCAATGCTGCTGACTACTTTATTCACGCCGGATGAAATGGTGATAATGAACAACCTAGCTGACACGACGGCTAGGGTTGTTCGAACAGAAAAGAACACTTCTAACAGCGGCGCGGCAATAGGCAGTTTGCTTGGCAGGCTTTTCAGAGGAATGGGGAACACCAATGTCGGCAACGCAGCGGCCGAGTGGTTCCTTGTAAACGGAGCTGTTCGATCCTACGGCGTATCTAGGGTAATGAACGCGGTAGAGGGTGTCGTTGGACAAAGAGGAAATACGCTCAACAACTTAATCCTTGGTGGCGGCACTGGTTTTGGTGCTACGCCTGAAACAGAAGACCCAATCGAAGAACCTGCCGCGCCACCTCAAGCTCGAGTCATGCCTAGCGCACCGCAAACACGTGGCGTGCCGGGCCTTGGCGGAGGGCAACCGGCTCCCGCTGCACCTGCCGTGGCCCAAGGACCAACGGACATGGGCAGCAGGGAAATGCTAGATCAACTATTCCCCTTTGGCTAATGATAGGCATAAAAAAGGCCCCTAGTTAGGGGCCTTTCCTTTATGGGCAGACTACAGAATACGTGCCATCTTCGTTGTGATCTATAACCCCGCAAGTTAAATAACCAAAATCATAGCCTAGTGCTTCAACCTCGATCATTTCTTCACGCGCTACTTTCGAGGCATCTTTAGCCTCTTCCAAAGTCTCGTAATATCTCCAACTTACTTTGCACCCGTGTCTGCGCCGTAATGGTTTCGGATAATCCATTTTCTTTCTCCTGTATTGGTTTTTAAAGAACTGCCATCTCTCAGATGACAAAGTCATTATACCACATCTTACTACTTAATGCAACTACCTATTTTTCACTACTGTTATGAAACTCGTCAACTCGACGCATCCACATGTCTTTATACCCCTGAAACTCGCGGCCTGCGGTGGAAAACTCCGCAGTGCTGCCGTCTGATCGAACCGCCATCAACACAACTGCATTGTCGATTTTAGTGCCGTGCATTTCATCGTGCGCTAAAGCGTAGGCGGCAAGCTGACAAAAATAATCCTCGATCCACTGGCGCTTCTTTGGCTTGTTGCTTTGCTTGAAGTCGATAATAGCAGGCTTGTCTCGATAGACTCCAACAAGGTCAGTCGTACCCGCATACTTCTCAGGATAAAACAGCGACACCTCACTGCCCCAGATTTCATTGACGTTGTGGAAATAGGTGTTGATGATTTTGTAGCCAAGCTCATAGCCCTTGCACATTTCCCAGTTCGTCGGACGGGGCAGGTCTCGATACGCGACCATTCGTTCTATGACCTCGTGCAGATAGGTGCCGACCAATGCCGCCTCGTTCTTAATACGATCCGCTTCTACTTCACCTACGCGCGCGACCCACGCATCAAGGCCCCCTTTGTCGGCCTTAGTGGCGGACAGGATAGTCGTCACGCTTGGCAGCTTCTGCTCGCCGTAGATATACCGGCGGCCCTCGGGCAGGTCTTGGCGTTGCAGTGAGATATACTTAAATTTCTTTCGCAGTGGGATTAAATCAACCAATCTTTTAGCTCCTCGCCAAGCACTTCGTTGGCTATGTCAATTTTGGAACGCAGGGCTTTGACTATTTTCTCGTCGACCGTGCCCGGCACCATCAAGTCCACGTAGGTGACCGACTTAGTCTGTCCGATTCGATGCGCGCGGTCCTCGCTCTGCAAACGTACCTCGAGGTCAAAGTTGTTACTAAAATACACAACTGTGCTCGCTGCTGTGAGCGTAAGTCCATACCCACCAGTGCGCGGGTTGCCTACAAAGAACCTCAGCTCGCTGTCGGGGTCTTGGAATTCACGGACCACGCGCCTGCGCTCCTCGTCATCGGTGTCACCGTAGTAAGTGCCGACGGCATTCATGCCGTATTCTTTTGATAGGGCAAGCTTGATGGCTTCGATATCATGGCGGTAGTTCGCCCAAATGATAACCTTGTCAGACGTTTCTTCGATCACGGACATCATCTCGGCGACTCTGTTCGTTGGGATGTTAATCTCTGTCCCATCGTCGAGCTTGCTGTGGCCGCAGGTTATCTGGTGCAGGCGCATGAGCTGTGTCAGGGCATTTACCGTGGTCGTCATACCTTGGTCAAAGAGGGCCAAGGCAAGCGTGGACATTTCGTTGTAGGCCTTGAGCTGCTCTTTGGTCAACTCAACCTCACGCTTGATAAATACTTTCGGAGGTAAATCTAAACATTCTTCTTTGGTGATGCGATAGGCAAATTTATCAAGCTTTTCTTTAAGCTCGTCAAGCTTGCGATAGCCCACTATCTTCTTAAAGCTGTGGCTGCCCATATGCTTCTCGACGAGAATCGCGTAGCGTGCTCGAAAAGAATAGAAGCTCGGCGCGTCAAGGCATTCCTCTGACAAGAAGGCACACTGCTGATACAGGTCCATCGGGCTGCGCGTCACAGGTGAACCCGTCATGATCCGTCGGTAGATTGCTTGCTGTCCCACCTTAAGCACGTTCTTTGCACGCTTGGCCGTCGGCGTTTTGATCGTCGTGCTCTCGTCGATGGACATAAAACACTTGGTATACATTGCAAAACGCTTTGCATATTCAAAGCCCTTTGTCGTAGACAAGGCCTCCACGTTCATGACGAGAATCTTTAAATCCTCAGTGACTTCCCAAAGGTTTTCGAGTTCTTCCCTTTCGGCTTTACGTGGATTTGGGGTCCACAGGGCTGTGCGATGAACCACATGATCAGGCAAATGCTTGGGCAGTTCTTCATCCACCCAGTTCCTGTACACGCCCTTAGGGGCTATGATCAGAGCTGCGTTTATCTTACCCACGTCATAAAGCATAGCCAGATTGTTGATGACCATGAATGATTTGCCAGTGCCCATGTCAGCAAAAAGCGCTGCTACAGGTCTTTTCCAGAACTGTTCCAGATATTTTTTTTGATGCTCAAACGGTTGATTTTTAAACCGATAGCGATCAATCCACAAGTTTTCCACAGGTATTCTCCTTTCTAGGTTTGCTTTTCGGTTGACACCGATAGGCACACGCAGTGTATCATAGCGACTCGCATTTGCGAAACAACCAGAAAGGAGAATGAAAAGTGGCAAAAGTTTTTGTTGTTTCTGAGACCCAGAAACATAATATTATTCCTGCAGCAGATTTCGGTGACATAGAAATTGTGCTGCCGCCAAACCAAGCGCAGGTTATTTTCTCGTCCGGTCCGACAGTGCAACGAGTCAAGCGGGCGCTAGAAGATTTCTGCGACGACGACTACCTCTTGTTTATTGGTGACCCCACCGCCATTAGTATTTTAGCTGCAGTTGCTGCCGCTAAGAACTCTGGCCGGTACAAGGCGCTGAAGTGGGACAAGCAGGAACGTCGCTACTTACCTATCCAGATCGACTTATTTCCACACAGGAGAGATAACGACGATGATTGATTTTGAAAAAGATGCAGACGCGCTGAAGCTGCAGGACGACGATATCGAAGGTATCGCAGGATTAGCAAAAAGAGCTAAAGAATTAGAGAAAGAGGTCGACGACCTTGAAGTGGTCATGAAAGAGAGAAAGGACCAACTTCGTAAATTAACTGAGCAGTCCATTCCAGAAGCCTTAGCCCAAGTTGGCATGCAGGGTTTCATTATGGAAGACGGTAGTAGAATCGAGCTGAAGGCATTTTACTCAGCTAGTATCTCTGCTGCTCGCAAGGCCGAGGCGTTTCAGTGGCTGCGCGATCATGGGATGGACGACATCATTAAGAACACTGTCTCGATCCGATTTGGACGAGGCGAAGACGAGCTTTGCAGCCGTCTACTGAATCTACTTGGTCAGCAAGGCTATCCGGCCGAGCAGGCTGAGAAGATAGAACCGATGACCTTGAAGGCATTTGTTCGAGAGCAGACCGAGCGGGGGAATGATTTCCCGAGCGACTTGTTCGGCGCTTACGCAGGCCAAAAAGCAATTATTAAATCTTAAAGACAAAAGGAAAACGAAAAATGGCTAAATCAGTAGCAGTAGCAGGTAACACCGCAGTGGCGGTCGCAATGAACTTTGAAGGTGACGCACAAAGCGGTTTTGAGGAAATGAATCAGGACGACTTTGCATTACCGTTCTTGAGAATCCTGACTAATATGAGTCCAGAGATTGGTGAGGTTGATGGGGCAAGCCCCGGCATGCTTTACAACTCGGTCACCGGCGAACTGTTCGACGGCAAGAAAGGCGTCGAAGTAATTCCCTGCAGTTATGTACGTCAGTACATTGAGTGGGCACCGCGTGGATCAGGAAGTGGCGGTCCTCTAAACATCTATCCTGCAACGAGCGACATCTTAAGCCGCACGCACAGGGAGCCGGGCGATAACCGTGACTATCTCGATAACGGTAATTATATCGAAAACACAGCTAACCATTACGTGCAAGTGCTCGACGAGAATGGTGTCGCCAGTCCTGCCCTCATTGTCATGAAATCCACGCAGCTTAAGATGAGCCGCAAGTGGAACAGCATGATGATGTCAGTAAAACTGCAGGGCAAAAACGGCCTGTTCACGCCTCCGATGTACTCTCAAGTCTATCGACTCACCGTCGTCAGCCAAGAGAATGCCAAGGGCAAGTGGCATGGTTGGAATTGCGAGCGAATTGGTGACGTTCAAGACGCCAATGCGTATACACAGGCAAAGACTTTTGCCGAAAGTATTAGCTCGGGAGACGTAAAAGCTAAGCATCAGGATGAAAATAAGCCTGACGCAACAGGCGGGGAGTCACACAGCCACTTTTAAGTCTTTTGCCGGAGGGGCAACCCTCCGGCCTTTACCCGAGAAAGAAGAATGGAAAAGCTAGAAAAATTTATGGCCATCTTCGAGGGCCTAGACTGTGCCTACGGTACTTATCGTGTTTCAGGCGAGCCGAATGCAAAAGGCAAGAGCACTGGTCAGGCGCTCGTGGTACGCAAAGCGCCGACCAAGGACCTGTGGCAGCGCCACTTTGACGGCATAGACCCGTCACTAGGAATCATCCCAATACGCGCCGACAATAGCTGTACGTGGGGCGCGATAGACATCGACCAGTACCCGCTAGACCTGCAGGCGCTGATCGAAAAGATTAAGAAGCTTGGCCTGCCGCTTGTTACCTTCCGCAGCAAGTCAGGTGGCGCGCACGTATACTGCTTTACGAAGACGCCAGTGCCTGCCGGTGATATGCAAAAGTATCTGACTGCATGCGGTGGCCTGCTCGGTGAGGCGGGGCGCGAGATATTCCCGAAACAATCTGAAATCCTAGTCGAGCGTGGTGACACCGGCAACTACCTTAACCTGCCTTACTTTGGCGGTGAGAAGACCTTGCGCTACGCGCTTAAGGAAGACGGCAACAGCGCGACGCTTGACGAGTTTTTTGCTATCTACGAGGCCAACGTCCAAGACGCTTTGGTCACGCCTAAGCCTCCTGAGAAACCCGATACACCCGTGAAGGATGGGCCGCCATGCCTGCAGGCTCTCTGCTCGCAGGGCTTTCCTGAAGGCTCACGGAATAACGGAATGTTCAGCGTCGGCATCTACCTCAAGAAAGCTTTTCCTACCGGATGGGAAGACAAGCTGATGGAGTACAATCAAAAGTATTTTAATCCGCCCCTTGCTTTGCAGGAAATCTTGCTCATTCAGAAGCAGCTCGAGAAAAAGGAATACCGCTACAAGTGCAAGGATGACCCCATCAAATCATTCTGCAACCCTGCTTTGTGCAGGCAGCGCAAGCACGGAATTGGGGGTGATGGACCTGACAGCCCGCAGCTCACCTCACTAAGCAAGTACGCGAGCGAGCCGCCACTGTGGTTCCTAGACGTGAACGGGAAACGCATAGAGCTTGAGACCGAGAGTCTGTTTAATCAGATGTTTTTTCAGAAGGCGTGCATGGAGCGGCTGAACGTACTGCCGCCGACAGTTAAAAAGCCTGACTGGGAGGCCCTTATCAACGAGCTGCTGAGTGAGATGGTCGAGATGCAGGCCATCACCGAGGCGAGCGAAGACACCACAATCACCGGCCGGTTCGCTGATTTGGTTGAAGAGTTTACGACTCACCTGCAGCAGGCTATGGACCGCGACGAGATTCTCATGGGCCGAGTGTGGACTGATGAAGCAAACGGTGTTTCTTATCTACGGATCAAGGACCTCGAAGCGCATTTGAAGCGCAACAACTTCGGCGCGCTGTCGGCGCCTAAAATGGCGCAGCGGTTACGCGAGTTGGGTGGCGAGCCTAGCAGCATAAACCTTAAAGGCCGCACGGCTCGGGTATGGAAGCTGCCTGTGTTTGATAAGCAGGACTCACCTTTCGATACGCCGACGAGCGACGATTCGGTGCCGTTCTAATGATCACTAAGGTGTTCGGCCCGCCCGGCTCGGGCAAGACCACGTTCCTTCTCAATGTCGTTGAGAAGGAGCTTGCCGACAATACGCTATCAAGTCAGATAGGTTACTTCTCGTTTACTCGCAAAGCTGCAGGTGAAGCTCGAGACCGAGCGATCCAGAAATTCCCTAGCCTGAACGCCGAGACTGATTTCCCGTGGTTCCGCACGCTACATAGCCTTGCCTATCATTGCCTAGGAGCAGGGGCCAAGGACCTGATGTCTGCCGAGGACTACGCGACTTTCGCCAAGGAAACCGGACTTGAGGTATCAACCTCGCTAGAGGGCGACGAGTACATCGTGCGCGCGGACAACGCGATCCTGAACGAGATAAACATCGCACGCATTCGAGGCATAGACCTGCGGACACATTACAACCGCAGCAATATGGACATCGAATGGTTCTATTTTGAATTCGTCGAGCGCGCCTACCGCAAGTTTAAAGCGGCGCATATGCTGATGGATTTTACGGACCTGCTCGAGAGACTAATAGAGCAGGACGAACGCCTGCCCTCACTCGAGGTACTGATTGTCGACGAGGCACAGGACCTGTCACGCCTGCAGTGGAAACTGGTTATGGCATTAGCGGAGAAGGCGGACCGCACGTTCGTCGCAGGAGATGATGACCAAGCGGTATACACGTGGTCCGGTGCTGACGTAGAAAGCTTTCTGTCATGTGAAGGTGAGGTAAAGATTCTCGAGCAGTCCTATCGCGTACCGGCTAAAGTCCACTTCCTCGCAAACTCTATCGTGAAGCGAATCCAGAACCGGCAGGAGAAAATCTGGGCGCCACGACAAGAGCAGGGCGAGATAAATTATTACAACCAATTCGAGCAGGTGGATATTAGCGAGGGCGAGTGGCTGATTATGGCGTCCACGAATTACATGCTCAACGACCTCCATACTTGGATAAAGAACCAAGGCCTGCTCTTCGAGCGCCAAGGACAACGGAGCATCGCCGATTCGGTGGTGACCTCGGTTGTTGGTTGGGAGAGGTTACGCAGGGGCCAGTCAATTGGCTACGACGTGTTGCGGCAAGTCTATAAGCACCTGCCTGCTTCCTCTATTAAGCGCGGGTTTAAGTCACTAAGGCATGCGGACCCAGAGGGCCTGTACGACATGGCCGAACTCAAGGCAAATCAGGGCCTACTCACCGACGCAATTTGGCACGAAGCGCTGACCAAGATAGGCGAAGACAAGCGCGACTATCTAATTGCGGTGCTGCGGCGCGGTGCGAAGTTAGGTGTGAAGCCTGCTATACAACTGTCCACGATTCACGGAGCCAAGGGCGGAGAGGCGGACAATGTTTTATTGCTCACGGACCTTTCGCCAAAGTTTGCAAAAGATTATGCGAAGAACGCCGATGATATAAATCGACTCCTGTACGTCGGCGTCACGCGCACGAGGCAGTCACTGCACATCGTGCTACCTAAGAATGAAGAAAGAGGATTTAGATTTTGAATAGGACTGGATCATTATTTCCACAGAGCAGTGAGTGGCTACCGCCGCAGAATTTCCCTGACCTGTCGGAGGCAAAAGAGATTGCAATCGACCTTGAGACCTGCGACCCGAACCTAGAAAAGTTTGGGCCGGGTTGGCCGCGCAAAGACGGGTTCATTGTCGGCTACGCCGTAGCCGTTGACGGGTGGTGCGGTTACTATCCCATCGCGCACGGTGGTGGCGGTAACCTAGATAAAAGAATGGTCGAGGCGTGGATCACGGACATTCTAAAACTGCCCTGCCCTAAGGTTATGCACAATGCTGCCTACGACTTGGGTTGGCTGCTTGCGTCAGGGTTCGAGGTCCAAGGCACAATTATCGACACGATGATTGCTGCAGGGCTAGTCGACGAGAACCGTTACAGTTACGCGCTCAACTCTTTAGGCTTCGACATGCTGAAGGAAGTTAAGAGCGAGGTGGCGTTGAAGCAGGCGGCGGCAGACTTTGGCGTTCATCCGAAGAAAGAACTGTGGAAGCTTCCCGCTAATTTTGTCGGCAGCTACGGCGAGCAGGATGCGGCACTGACTCTAAAGCTTTGGCATCACCTCGAGACCCTGCTGAGGCAGGAAGAGGTTGAGTCTATTTTCAAGCTTGAGACAGAGATACTGCCGGTGCTTGTCGGCATGACACTTAAGGGCGTTCGCTTTGATAGGGAAAAAGCAATAGCGCTTACCGAAGAGCTTAAGCAGAAAGAAAAGAAGATGATGGCTTTTATCCGCAAGGAGGCAGGCGTACCTGTCGACATGTGGGCAGCGGCAAGCATTGCTAAGGCGTTTGATAAGTTAAATGTCGCCTATCCGAAGACCGACAAGGGCGCGCCAAGTTTCACCAAGTCATTCCTTGAGGGGTGCGAGCACCCAATTGCCAAGGCCATTGTTGAGGTGCGCGAGATAAATAAAACGCACAACACTTTCCTACAGCCGTATCTAGACGCCAGTGAGGCGACCGGGCGAATCCATTCGCACATTAACCAGTTGCGCGGTGAGGGCGGCGGCACGGTTACCGGACGACTGTCAATGAACCAACCGAACCTGCAGCAGGTGCCTGCACGCCATCCGATAATCGGTCCGATGGTCCGCAGTTTATTCTTGCCTGAGGAGGGTGAACTCTGGGCGGCAAACGATTTCTCGAGTCAGGAGCCGAGGCTACTGGTGCATTATGCAAGCTTGTTGAAGTTGGATGGCGCCGAGAAAATGGCAGACGCATATCAAGAGGACCCCGATACCGATTTTCACCAGATGGTTGCGGACCTCGCAGGCATTAGCCGCAAACAGGCAAAGACAATTGGACTCGGTTTGATCTACGGCATGGGCGTTAAGAAGCTCGCGCTAGAGCTTGACATGCACGACGACGAAGCTAAGGAGTTAATCCAGACATTCCACGCGAAGGTCCCGTTCTTGAAATCCACAATTGGTGCGGTGCAGAAGCGCATCGAATACCCTGCTTCCGGCGGATCAATTCGCACACTGCTAGGTCGCAAGTGTAGGTTCCCATTGTGGGAGCCGCAGCAGTGGGGCATCAACAAAGCGCTGCCCTACGAAGAAGCTGCCGCTAAGTACGGCACGCGCATCCGCCGAGCGATGACGTACAAGGGCACCAACAAATTGATTCAGGGTTCGGCTGCGGATCAGTGCAAGAGCGCTATGCTTGCCCTGCACAAGGCAGGCTTCAACATTATGCTGCAGGTGCATGACGAGATAGCCCTGTCGGTAAAGAGCCGTGAAGAGGCGGAGGAGGCCGCTAGAATCATGCGCGAAGCGGTGGAGCTTGCCGTGCCAAGCAAGGTAGATGTTGAGCTAGGGCCAAGTTGGGGTGAATCAAAGTAGCCACGTATATTAGAATACTGTAAGCTTAATATACCGAAACAGAAAGGAGAAAATTATGCCAACAGGCGTGTATGTCCGGCGCAAATTGAAGCGCAAAAAGAAGAGACCGAAGGGCTACGTGGCTCCTCCCTCGCCGTCTAAGCGAGAAACGCCGTGGGCTAACCTGTGCGTCCGGTCTGAGAATTACGCGATGCTGCGTGAGCTTGGGGAGTATTACGAGGCGCCGCTGAGCAAGATCGCAGGATCGTTGATCACGCGCCATTTTATTGAGCTTTTGCGGCAGAGTGACCCAGAAAAAGCCGACGCGCTAGAGGAGGAATACAAAAATGAAAAATACGCTAGTCAGCTCATTGAACTTGCCCGTTGAGGTTGTCTACGAGATTCTGCCTGCAGAGTTCGGCTTGCCTGAACAGGTTGACATCGTGGCAGTGAATATCAAAGTGAGAGGGCCAACCGGCCGCAAACGAAAGGTCGACGTGCTATCCATGCTCGACGAGGCGGAGGTATTCAGACTTGAAGACGAAACCGATCCAACAGGAGAATGAAATGTCCGTTTATAAAATAGGGCCGAACTGGTACAAATCGATGGTCACCATTGGCACGACCAAGCACACGTTCTTCGGCTACAGCCGAGAGGAAGTTGCGGGCCGAGCTAAGCAGGAGATTGCAAAGAAGGAGACGCGCGATGTCTGATTTCGTACTGCAATTTGACTACAGGGTAGCAGGCATTCCTTGCCAGATCGGAGTACTAAACTATGACTACACGCCTCCGGTCTCTCTAGACCCGCGCCAGTGTCACAGTGATCTTGAGTACTACGGGTATTCGGAAGTCGATTACGTCGTCCTAGACCGCCGTGGAAGGCCTGCTGAGTGGCTGCAAAAGAAGGTGATTGACGACGGGGATATCATCGAAGAAATTAACGAGAGGATACGTTCATGATTAAAAGAATAAAGGCTCTGTTACTGGGGCAGAAGCCTCTCGATGAGGACCAGATACTGCAGCTTTACATGGACGCAGCGAAGCACATCAAGCCCGCGCCACTGTTCGCCAAGGACTTCGTGCGCCTTGTCGAGGCCAAGCACGGCATTGTGGGCAAGTATAAAGTGGAGCCGGTTAACTATGGAGAGTGAAGACTTAAGCAGTAAGCCCTGCCGATGTGGCGAAACAATGGTGCAGATAATCGGGCACGACGAGAACGCCAAAAAAGAATTGGTCCCCGCGCGCCGAGGTTGGTATTGTTTCAGTTGCCGACACTGGGACACGGCAGTATTGCGGGAGACGGTAGTTGAAGACTATTGAAGAGTTCAGCCAGTTAGTTGTTGCGATGTACGACGAGATGTGGGCCGTCGTCGAAGAGATGGAGGACACTCTCGACATTGGACCTAGCGAGCTGATGTGCGTCTTGACTAATATGCTGTGCGACACGGCTCAGGGATCAGGCATCCGCAAGGAAGTTTTCCTGCAGATGATGGAAATTCACTACGACGTGGATAGAAAAAAAGGCGAAGATTACATAGAAGAAGGGATCACGGTCCACTAACCTGTTGATTTAGTTAATTAAAATAAGTAGTAAAAAGTAGTTGACGGTAGTATTTAATTCGTGAGAAGATTCAGTTGTCGGGTTGGCCGACGCATACAGGAGAAAGACATGACAGACTTCAACAACATCGCAGCAATCAACGCTACTGTACTCAAGAATGGTAAAGCCAAGATGGTAGCAATCATGAATGACGGTTCTGAAGTGATCGTCCGCAAGGTTAGTGCGGCAAAAGCCTACGCTAACATTTACGACCATGAGGTAAATGGCAACGCAGGTGGTTTGGCTTCGTACATTACAATCAACGCCAAGCCCGGCGTTCCAAGCCGAGGGGGGGACAACGCTGCCCCTGTTAAGTCAATCAAAATAACTTACCTCTAAACCCAACCGGCCCCTTCGGGGGCCAACCCCATACAGGAGAAAGACATGAAAGCGACTATAAAGAATCTAAACGCCTACATACAGGCACGCTATTCTGATCTTGGCCTTGAATTTGTTAAAGGGGAAGGCTACTTTTATTTCGTCGGCAACGACGACCTTTACGTCGAGTCGATCATGGTCTACGCGCTCAATCGTTGTGGCCACGCCAAGTGGTGCGAAATGATCGACGGACAAATTTATCAAGCTTTATTAAACAAGTAATTTTAAATACAGGAGAAAGACATGAAAATTGAAACTGAAGTAGGACCCATCGAGATTGACTTTGACCCTAAGAAGTACAAGACCAAGGCAGGTGCTGCCAAGGCCTTCCACAAAGCCTTGTGCAAATTCTGCAAAGAGGTGTACGGGCAAAACCCTGATATAGAAATCTTTATCGATACCCCAGAGGAAAGCCAAGCCCGTGGCTACGGCAAAAATTGGCGGGTATGTTGGGAAGGCGGACCTTACGAGTGGTCCATCGGCGCTTCAATGCAGGTACAGAACTACTTTAAAGGCGGTTGGTACACGGAGCCTTACTACTCATTCGACCTGTGTTTCACTGGGTAGTAAAAAGTAGTTGCGAGTGGTCTCATAATGTGAGACCATCTCTTTGTCGGATTGGCCGACACCATACAGGAGAAAGACATGAAACTGACTAGAGAATTTTTTGTACCCGCTGAGTTCAAGGAAAAGATTGTTAAGTTCGATGGCGCCCTCGAGGTCTACATTGTTGAGAACGGTCCTAGCTACGTGGCCAAGGGCTTCAAAGGCAAAGCTGCCAAGCCTGCTTTCTATTACGATTTCAAGACTGCCGAGCGAATGGCTGAGTATATCGACGGCTTTTTTGCTGACTACGCCGAAATGGTTGAGTACAAGGCTAACGAAAAAGCAAAGGCCAAAGCTAAGAAAGCTGAGGCTGCCAAGAACCTTAAAGTCGGAGACATCTACTACAGCTCTTGGGGCTACGACCAGACTAACATTGACTTTTACAAGATTGTCGATGTTAAGGGCGCTAAAGCTACATTGGTTGAGATTGCTAAGTCATACTTAGACAGCGAGTTTGCTTACGAAGACAAGGTTGTGCCTGCTCCTAACGTCATTGTAGGTAAGCCCATGAACAAGATCGTTGACCAGTTCGGCAACTTCAACATTGCAAGCTACGCCGGTGCCTATAAATGGAACGGTGAGCCTAAATCTCAAACTGCTTCGGGGTACGGACACTAATGAAAAACAAAAAAGAAACAGTTGAAGCGTACATGGCGTGCCACAAGGAAGGTGTGTGGTACGTCGATCCGATGCCCCACTATGAGACGGTTTTTGCAAACATGGTTGGTGGTGTGTACGGCGAATGCCGACCCGCCTTCGAGGATGGCAAATTCGGCCTTTATGAGATAGAGATAAGCGGTTCGGAAACCGAATCGGGCAATCCCACTCTTTTTCTTTTTAGAGATTACGACTGGGTGAACGAAAAGGAGGCAGCGTAATGAAAACAATAAAGGTTAATTTTGAGGTAATACCATGAGACATTTACTAGCAGTGGCCGCGCTCGTCGCGGCCCTCGGCGTTGCCGGTAACTTTGATTTTGAAGAAGCACAACAGCAGCAGGATCGCTACTGTGAGTTCGTGGCCGACGGAACATGGCCCGCGTACAACCCTGATATCAACTGCGAGGAAATAAAATGAAAGCGCTACTGTTAGCAGCATCCTTAGTTCTTGCCCCATGCGCCACGGCTCAAATCACGTTCACCACTATCGGTGACATCACTTTCGGGAGCGACGGCTCAACGGCCACCACCATCGGTGGTACGACATTCGTCACGGGTGGTAGCCCTGTAGTGCAGCACTCTCTTGGCTCGACTCTATCCGCACAGAACTCGACAACCTCGAGCACCGCTCAAAAGATTGGCAACATTACCTACGTCACGGACAGCGAGGGTAAGTCTACAACTTTCCAGAAGATTGGGAATTTTACGTTTGGCTCCGACGGCTCGACCGTGCAGAAAATCGGCAATACTTATTTTGTAACTGAGGGAAATAAAAAATGAAAATTGAAACAGACGTTCCATTGCCTGATTCTAGTCGGGCACGCAAGTACCCCTTCCTCGAAATGGAGGTAGGCCAGTCAGTCCTTTTTGAGGATGAAGAAGTAAACGGCCGCGCTTACCGCGCAGCGATGTCAACTGGTAGGCGCCACAACCAAAAGTATGTTGCCCGCCGCGAAGATAATGGTATAAGAATTTGGAGAGCAGAATGACTAGCGCCGAACACGATAAAGAAATGGTACAGGAAGCTGTTAATCATTTTGAACTTATGCAGCTCGCCGATAAACTTAAACTGTTGCAGGCGATGAAGGATGTAATCCATAACCCCGACAAGGCGCTTAGCTCGTTCGTAGCAATAGCGCACGAAGCTCGAGTGTCCGGCTATAACTTTGGACGCCCCGAGGTCCATAAAATTAAAAGTAAGTAAAATGGCAAAAGTTATGACTGATAAACAAAAGCAGCAGGAAAAGCTTGCCGAAGACATACGCCAGTACTTTAAGAAGGGCGGGCAAGTTACCAAGTTCGCACGCGGTGAATCGGCACGGGATAAGAAAGGTCAAGTGCCGATGTCACCGTTTGATGTTGGCAGGTTGCGAGGTCCCTCGCTCACATTCACTAAGGAAAAGAATAATGAGTAAAGGCAGCAGAAGGCGCCCCGTGTTTGTCCCTGATAAAAAGTTCGGGGAAGCTTGGGATTTAATTTTTGGAACGAAGGATAAAGAACATGAGCAAAACAATCAGAGTGTCAGTGAGCGGCGTCGACGCGAAAGCGACGACGGACCAAGCGACAAGGACCAAGGAACCGACGGGGCCAGTGCCCTTCAGTTACCCGTGTAAGATTGTGAGGGTTATAGATGGTGACAGTATCGTGGTTGACATTGACCTTGGTTTTAGCCACTGGATTCATGGTGAGTCTATCCGTCTTTATGGTGTGGATTGCCCCGAGTGTCGTAGCCGAAATAAAGAAGAAAAAGCTGCCGGATTCTTGGCAAAAGAATTTGTCGAAGACACGCTCCACGTCGGAGGAACCTACATGCTCCAAACAAAACAAAAAGGAAAGTTTGGCAGATTCTTGGGAGTGATTTTTATTCAGGGCAGCGCTTCAATAAACGCTGCGCTTATCAGTGAGAACTTGGCGGTCCCGTACACAGGCCAAAGCAAAAAAGAAATCCAAGCAGAGCACGAGGCTAACTATAAAATACTCAAGGACAAGTGGCTCATATGAAAGCGTGGCCGTGGGAAGTAGTACAGGAAGCCTTCCGACTTCGTGACGAGGGCGTTCCAAAAAAATTAATCAGCCGCAAGCTCGGGCCGTCAACACACACATTGAACGACTGGTTTAATAGACCGGGTTATCTGGAGAAAATAAATGGACGAAGAAAAAGCAATCCTAGCGTTAGTCTCGACGGTAATGATGCACGCGCTGATCGGCAAATCGAAGCACGCAACTACTGATCAACTGGTGGTCGAAGCGGTGATGGTTGCTCAGCAACTTATCGACGAAGTTCACGACACTGTGGATGAGCGCTGATGTTTACCTCAGCCCTAGCCTGCCTAGCACTGACCATTTACCACGAAGCACGCAACCAAGACCTGCAGGGGCAGGTCGCCGTCGCACAGGTCGTCCTCGAGCGCAAATACGACTCACGTTTCCCTGATACCGTCTGCGGCGTCGTCACCGACGGCGGCGAGGTCCGCAACCGCTGCGCCTTCTCGTTCTACTGCGACGGCCAGTCCGATAAACCTCAAGACGAGCGCGCCTACACTGTAGCGCGGTGGATCGCCTCAGGCGTCCTCAGCGGCGTTGTGAAGGACGTTACGGGTTACGCGACCCATTATCATGCCTACTACGTCCGGCCCGACTGGGCGCTTACAATGCGTCCTACGGCCGTTATCGGCGATCATATATTCTACCGAGAGGGTGCAGGCGCCGAGGACCACGGGCCTTATGTCGGGTGGGAAAAATGAATAAACCAATTCAAGAAGAGTTCTGGTTTGATATGCCGGAATTTGTGCAAGAAAAGCAGGCCCCGTACCTCGAGCTTAAGGTACGGTTTGCAGACCAAGAAGCTCTCGAGGAGTTTTCCAAATTGATCGGCCAAAAGCTCACGGTTAAGACCAAGTCTATCTGGCACCCAGAGCTTGTTAGAGGGCTTAACGGAGGCAAGAGGTATGTTGAGTAACCGTTACCCCGTTTACGTCGTCAGCAAGGGCAGGGCGCATTCTAGGCAGACTGTCAAAGCTCTTGAGCGGATGTCTGTAGAATACAGCGTGGTTGTCGAACAGGCTGAGCTTGAGGAGTACGCTCAGCACATTGATCGGCGCAGGCTGTTGGTGCTGCCGGAGCGATACAGGGCGGAGTATGAGCTGTGTGACGAGCTTGGCTTTACGAGGTCCACGGGCCCCGGCCCTGCCAGAAACTTTGTATGGGACCACGCTACCGCTCTAGGCGTTAAACGCCACTGGGTCATGGATGACAACCTCGACGATTTTCATCGCTTAAATCGCAACATGAAGGTCCCAGTGCGGTCCCCTGCTACCCTTCGAGCGTCAGAGGATTTTGTCGACAGATTCGCCAACGTGCCAGTGGCCGGTATGAATTACTATTCGTTCTGCAAGAGCACTGACGGCGTGCCGCCGTTCGTGGCCAACACTCGAATCTATTCCTGCCTGCTGATTGAGAATGCTGCACCGTACAGGTGGCGAGGACGGTACAACGAGGATACCGATCTCAGCCTGAGAGTTCTCAAGGATGGCCTGTGTACGATCCAGTTCAATGCTTTCCTGTGTGGCAAGACAACCACGCAACGGATGAAGGGAGGCAACACAAAAGAATTCTACGCAGGTGAAGGCACCTTGCCTAAATCTCAGATGATCGTGGACCTGCACCCTGACGTATCCAAGGTTGTTTGGCGCTTCAACCGATGGCACCACCACGTCGACTACCGGCCATTTAAAAACAATAAGCTTATCTACCGAGACGACTATCAGAAGGTGGACCGAAATAACGAGTACGGCATGCGCCTTGTTGATTACGGGATGAAAGCGCCAAAAGACTCCGGACGGCAGTAGCGCAGAAAAGTGCATATAATTTTGTCCGGAGGCGTAAAAAAGTGCAGATGTTTTTGTACTTAGCCTCTAAGTCCTTGAATTGATTAGAATATAAATAAGTAAAATAAAGTGGTCGAAAGTATTGTTTTCTAGGATTAGATCGACTAAGCTGCAGTTGTTGTCAGGGAATGGCCCTGACCGGATACAGGAGACAGACATGCTAAACATCATCGCCAACGCTGAGTACCGTCACGGTGCAGAGAACTCAACTCCTAAGTCTTACCAGAAGAAAGCACAGAAGCTCTTCGCTGAGCTTGGCGAGAATGTCCAAATCGTCAAAATCCAGTGCAACTACAGCAGCAGCAAGTATCACCTGTTCGCCTTCGGTGAGGACGTGAGCAACCCCCTCTACCGACAGCAGGGCCGAATCGAGATCAGCGAGAAACAGCGCGCTCTCCACGGACCTGACTACAGGGACGGTGCCGATCACTTCTACGCCGTTTGGTCAGACTGGCAAGACGGCACTGGCTACACTGAGTACCAAGCTCAGGCCAAGGCGGCCATCGAGAAGCACCGTAAAACTCAAGAGGCCAAGGCAGCTAAAGCCGAGCCAGTGGAGCAGGTGCAGTTCTGGGCCAACCAAGCTTGGAGAGATGGGATCGTCTTAGCGACTATCGAGGACCGCGCCCTGATCGCCTACCGTATGCCTGCCGGTGCTGTCTACATGGTCATAGTGGCTCACGACCCAGACACAGGGGCCGCTAAGCGCCAGTGGGAGTGCGGCAGCAGCTACGTCAAGGGTTACCGCTACGGCAGCTACAAATCGATCTCAGCCAACGCCCTGAAGAAGAATGCCAAGTGGCTTGCTGAGGTGGTCAAGGTCGAGGGCTTTGAAGATGGGAACGTGGACCAAGGACTTGAATATCTGGGCGAGGACCTAGAGTAAAATTGAAACAATTTAAAATGGTGTAAAGTAGTAAAAAGTAGTTGCAGCCCTCCCTGATATCAATTACGATGCAGTTGTTGTCGGGGAATGGCCCCGACCGGATACAGGAGAAAGACATGAGCAAAATCACTAACTGGGAAATCAAGAGCTACCCCGAGCTAAAGGGAGATTTCAACGGCCCTACTGGATACGCACTAGGCGTTGCCAACGTGAAGGACGCTTGGGGTGAAGTTGAGATTGTCCCCGCTTGGATCAAAGTGGTGTTCGCCGACGATGCCGCCCACGTTATCCTGATTAACAAGAAAGGCGACTACAACGGCCTTTACCACATTGTCCCGCTTCCTGAAGAGGAAGCTATCGAAAGCATTCCACTCTAAACTAACCACGGCCCTTCGGGGCCGACCCCATACAGGAGAATGGCCATGGCTCAAGTTAAATTCGGAATTACTTTTTCTCTCAACGACTACGCTTATGCCGAAGTCGATCAGTTCATCGAGTGTACAGGCAACATATCAGAGGAGAGCAATCTGCGTCAGCGTTACGTTGATTTTCTGAATGCTGTCCTAGCCAAAAAAGTAAAACCGTCAACACTGGTTGACGTGGATGTTCTCAATCTGTTTATTGGCGATTTAGACAACCGCGCTCATATCGATTACCTCGAGGATCACTGGAACGACGATCCTAGAATAACGGCAGGCGGCAAAATGTTCTGGGGCAGATGCAACAAGCTCCGAGCAATACATCAAGCCGCACTATCCTAAGTAGAAATAAATGTAAAAAAGTAGTTGACCGCACTATTTGATCCATGAGACGATTCAGTTGTCGGGTTGGCCGACGCATACAGGAGAAAGACAATGTACAGCGATCAATTTCAAGCAAAGATAGAAGCGCTAATAGCGGAATATCCAGAGCTTACAGAAAGCCACGTAATAGAGGCGGCTCAAAACGTAGAGTCATTTGGCTACCCTTTTGAAGAAGAATCTGACCGGGTTTTGGACGCTTATGCAGCTTGCTTGGGTGGCACTTCCGAACAGTATTACGGCCCTCGATAAACCAACCCCATACAGGAGACAAGAGATGAAAGTACCTCAACTAAACCACGGCGTTATCTATAACGGCGAAGAGATCACCACACCTCTCGGCCTACCACGCAATGCCGAGATCAGCTTCGACGACCTCGAGGATGACTTCGACTCAATCGACGTTCGTGAGTCTACTGGCCAGTACGCCAAGCGCGAGCAGCACCCCTGCAGCAAGTGCGGCGGTAAGGGTGTTTACCAGTACGGTTACGCGAACCCTCGTCAGGGCAAGTGCTTCGCCTGTAACGGCAAGGGCTACTTCCTCACTAGCGCTGCAGATCGCGCCAAGGCCAAAGCATCACGCAACAAGAGCAAAGCCTCTAAGCAGCAGGCAAACGCCGACGCCGGCCTTAAGCAATTGCTCGAGGCCCTCGGCGCTGAGGGTCTGCAATGGCTCACTAACGCAACTTGGTCCGACTTCTATCAGGACCTACTTGCCAAGGCTAAGAAGTACGGCGCTTTGTCTGACAAGCAGCTTGCTTGTGTCGTCAACGGATACGCTAAGCAGCAGGCACGCGATGCCGCTAAGAACGCCGCCGCGCCTACGCTTGATCTGGCCAAGATCAACGCGCTGTTCGCCACGGCCCTTGAGAACGGTATCGCCAAGCCTAAGCTTGTGTTTGGCGAGCTGAAGCTCTCTCTGGCCCCTGCCAACGGCAAGAACGGCGGATGCCTCTACGTCAAGGACAGCGGCGAGTACGCCGGTAAGATCACGCCTGAAGGACAATTCTTCGCGGTTCGTGGTTCACGTGAGACTATCCCCGCCGAATTGCAGGCCATCGCCGAGGACCCTAAGAACGCTGCAATAAAGCACGGGCAGGCAACAGGAAACTGCGCTTGCTGCAACAGGCTTCTCACTAACGCCAAATCAATCGAGATAGGCATAGGTCCTATCTGCCTCGAGAACTGGGGCCTATAAACCCCTAATCACTAGGTACTCAAATCACGCATTTGAGTACCTTGAATTTTATACCTAACCCCACTAGGAGGCGCTGTAAACTACGCCGGTTAGGCATTACAGTACATTACAGTGCACACCCCGATACCGCAAAAAACGGCCTTTTTTGCGGTTTTTTTTGTTTTTGACGTAATCTGACGTAATCTTTTTTTGTCTATTAAGGTGGAGGCCCCGTGAATAAAGGAACGAGGGGTCTTTAATGTGGAGGAGTAAAGATGGGCCGTGGACCACGGGAAATGGCGGCGGAATTGCTCTGGAGGCCACGCGGTGCGGGCTTTGAGGGGCATGGGTCATGGACCAAGGACCTGCCTATGCAAGCCCCTTCTATAGTACAGTATTTTGAGAAAAAAAAGATTCGATTTTATTTTTAATGGAATACTGTACGTTTGACGTAACTGACGTAACCCTTCCCTATCTACGGGGTCTGTAGCGTTACGTCTGCCATTACGTCTAAATATTATAGACGTAATGACGTAATGGTTTTACTAAATCTACGGGGTGCGCGCGCGACTTCTTTTTTAGAAAAAAAACTTATTTTTTGTGAGAATACTGTACTATAGAAACCGCTGAAAATAGACAGATTAGCAGCCTGTCGATACAATACAGTTTTTTCCACTGACGAGGCTACAATGACACTCTCAGGCATTACTCCACGGCAGCACACCCTGCGCCGTTGCAACGGTGACCACAAACAAGCCAGTTATCCTTTCAAGGCGATGATTATCGGCGATTACTTTGTTGTCCTCTCGAAAGAGGATGCCAAGCGCATTAACGGCGCTTTGTCGACGTTTTATAGGTCTCGTAATGGCACAGGCAGGCGATTTTCTGTTACGCAGTCAGAAGGCCCTATGTGGACCTGTAGGAGGACAGCATGAGCAGCGAAGGGAAGAAACGCCGAGACATTCTGAACACGTCGCCACTGCGGGGCAGCGCTAAAGAAAGGATTCAAGCACGGCTGAGTGAGCCGGTAGCCCCACTCAAAAATCAGAAGCACATTGTCAGCGCTCAGCAATGGACCTTCATTCAAGAATTCATATCGAACGACGGGCACATTACTCTGACTGAGGCCGCAATACGCGCCGGTTATCCTAAGGATTCGGCAAGCTCGATAGCCTCGGAACTTACGGACCCAAAAAAGAAACCGCACGTCGTCGCAGCCATCCAAGAATATCGAGCACAACTCGCTGAGAAATACGGCACGAACTTCGACCGGCACATGCGCGACATGCAGATGATTCGTGATAAGGCTCTCGAGGCAGGCAACTTCGGCGCAGCAGTCTCTGCTGAATACCGGCGCGGCCAAGCTCTCGGCACCATCTACATCGAGCGGAAGGAAATTAGGCACGGCACCATCGACAGCATGTCGAAAGAGGAGGTCACTCGAAAGCTCGAAGAGATCAAGGCGCTGTACGGTTCACCACCGCAGACCCTGATAGACATCGAGCCTGAGCAGCTCGAAGAGATCGAAGAGATCGAAGAGATTCCCCCCGCCAAAACAATGATCGAGGAGATGCGCGATGCCGAGCGGTCCAGAGGCAGCACTGCACAAACGAGTGAAGACAAACCTGCCGGACGCGACGATAGTGCGACTGGAGAACCGGGTGAACCTCGGGATACCGGACTGCCTGATAGCCCTGCCGCCGACATACTCGATGGTGGAGCTGAAGGTGGTGAAGACCGGCAAGAAAGTGCGCTTGAGTCCGCACCAGATAGCCTTCGCCCTGAAACACGGGACGATGGGGATGCCGACGTACATTCTAGTCCAGTGGCACCCTCAGGGGACGACCAAGGCCGCTGACACGCGCCTGCTGCTGTACCACGGCACGCAGGCTCAAGAGCTGCACGAAAAGGGCGTAGAGACGCCTCCAGTAGCCCAGTGGGCCTTGAATGCAGTCAACTGGAGTGAAATGCGCGCTGAAATAGTAAAAGGACGCCGTATATGAGCCAAACAAGCCCTGTGAGCGCGCCTAGCCTGACCCCTTGCCTACCTACCACTTACAAGAGAACGTGGCACAGTGGAAACTGGGAAGGGGGCCTCGGCCGCCCCCGCGCGGGGTGCGAGCGGCGCGTTTTTGGCTCTGGGCGCCCAGATGCGTGGACCAAGGCCCGAGGTGCCCGAATCGGGGCAACCACTAGATGTAGTGTTTGGCGGGGGCCGAGGCGCATGGAAATAGCTAAGTGCTTGATTTTAAACGATTCACTATTTCCGGTAATAGGTATTACCGGAAATAGCGGGTCCCTTTTGGCCGTTTCTGAGGCCAGATGAGAATCGTTCGCATCTGGCCCGAACGGCCGCCCCCTCCTCGCGGAGTGCGGGGCTTAAGCTAGATTTCACACAAATAATTTGGCCCAAAACAAAAATGGACTATGTTCCACGTGGAACACCCTAGCTAACCCACCCCCTTGTTTCTGACAATCAAAAGGGCTATAAATTTTTAGCAAATTTCTACTAAATGGGAATTTTTATGCAACAAGATGTCGATGCCGAACGATTAAAGTTAGAGCTACGCTTAGCCTTGCTAGAGGGCCAAGAACGGGCACAGGACACCTTTATCGGTTTCTCTCAGTACGTCTGGCCTGAAGCGATACTCAGCAGCCACCATAAGATTATGGCTGACGCTTTTGACCGAATAGCCAAGGGAACCCTAAAGCGCTTAATCGTGAACATGCCTCCTCGACACACCAAATCAGAATTTGCGTCGTATCTGCTGCCTGCTTACATCATGGGCCGTCGTCCAAGCACCAAGATCATTCAGGCGACACACACCGGCGAGCTTGCTGTCAGATTCGGCCGTAAGGTGCGTAACCTCATGGACCTTGATAAATACAAGGAAGTATTCCCTGACGTAGCCTTGAAGGCTGATAGTAAAGCCGCCGGAAGGTGGGACACGGACAAAGGAGGGGAGTACTTTGCTGTAGGTGTAGGCGGCGCGATGACGGGCCGTGGTGCGGATATGCTGATTATCGATGACCCGCACTCGGAGCAGGACGCGGCGTCGGTGTTAGCTCTGGACAACGCTTGGGACTGGTACACGTCTGGGCCTAGAACTAGATTGCAGCCGGGTGGGGCAATTGTTATCGTCATGACTCGGTGGGGAACCAAGGACCTAACGGCCCGATTACTCAAATCTCAGTCCAACATGAATGCGGACCAATGGGAGGTTATTGAGTTCCCTGCCGTTTTTGATGAAGGCGAAGAGAACGAGCGCGCCCTTTGGCCTAGCTTCTGGGAGCTTGACGAACTCAGGGCTGTGCGTGCTTCTATGTCCATTCAGAAATGGAACGCGATGTACCAACAACGGCCCACGGCTGATGAGGGTGCAATCTTAAAGCGTGAGTGGTGGCGCGTGTGGGATAAGGACTACATGCCGCACATGGAATATCTTATTCAGTCGTATGATACCGCGTACTCGAAGAAGGAGACGGCGGATTTCTCTGTCATTACGACGTGGGCGGTGTTCTTCCCCACGGAGGACTCGGGGCCTAATCTGTTGCTTGTTGACATGCGTAAAGGCCGGTGGGACTTTCCTGACCTTAAGCGTAAGGCGAAGGAGCAGTATGACTACTGGCAGCCGGATAATGTCTTAATCGAGGCCAAGGCGACGGGAATCACGCTTCAGCAGGAACTGCGTAGGATGGGCATTCCGGTTACTATGTATAGCCCCGGCGGGCGACGCGCAGGCCAAGACAAGGTGTCACGAGCAAACTCTGTCGCACCGATTTTTGAGTCCGGCATGGTCTGGGCACCTGAGACGGATTGGGCAGACGAAGTGATCGAGCAGTGTGCGGCGTTCCCTAACGGTGACAACGACGACATGGTGGATAGTACGACTCAGGCTTTGATGCGTTTTCGTGCCGGTAATTTCATCTCTCTGCACAGTGATGAGGACGACGATCCCTCGGAAAATGAAGGGCTTGTCCCTGAGTATTATTAGGCCTAGAATGCGAAATAACTAACCTTATCTGTAGGGCTTTACCCATGCCTAATTATACCGCTCGACAAATGCTGTCTCAACTTCCTCTTCGTCGTGCTGAGGGCGGCCCTGTTTACAGAGCATACGGGGGCCCAATGGGTGAGGATACTGAAGGGCGTTATATTGACGAAGCGGCTCTTGAAAGGCAGATTCAAGAAGCGGTAGCTGCTCGGGCCGCTCAACAAGAAGCAGCCAGAGTAGCTCAACAAGAAGCGGCTAGAGTAGCGGCAGCCCAACAAGAAGCGGCCAGAATAGCAGCCGAGCAACAAGCAGCAGCGGAAGCAATGGCCGCACAACAGGCAGCGGAAAAAGCCGCAGCGGATAAGGCCGCAGCGGATAAGGCCGCAGCGGATAAGGCGGCAGCGGATAAGGCCGCAGCGGAACAAGCGGCGGCGCAAAAATCCGCAGCAGATAAGGCGGCAGCGGATAAATCCGCAGCAGATAGGGCGGCCAGTCTTTTAGCAGCAGAAAAACGCGTCATGGGTGAGATGGACGCTGCGGGTTCTAATTGGAACGCGGCCCAAGCCTATAACGAGATTTTAAAATCAGGCGTTACAACCGACGAAGCGTTGGCTGCCGGTGTAAAGCAGGAAAGTATTGATAGGATTTTTTCCACTGACCAACCGATCACAACGGCGGACATTGCGACTACAAGTGGTCGCGCTTCGGCCTTTGACACCAGTGCGGCGTTTGCCGGACAGGACCTTGCTACCATTTCCCAGAACGCGCAGAACTACCTCGCAACGATGATGGAGGACGGGGTAATCTCCCCTGAAGAGCGACGTGAAACCCAAGCCTTTGCAATAGAGCAGGGCGTTACTTTTCAGGACATGGAGGCAGCGGGCGTAGACCCCAATATCCTGTTTGACACTAGCGCAGCGGATGCACGCAGGGCGGCAGCGGAAAAGGCGGCAGCGGAAAAGGCGGCAGCGGATAAAGCGGCAGCGGATAAAGCGGCAGCGGATAAAGCAGCGGCGGATAAAGCAGCAGCGGATAAGGCGGCAGCGGAATCGGCAGCAGCAGCTAAAGCGGCGGCGGAAAAGGCAGCAGCGGATAAAGCAAATGCGGATGCGGCAGCAGCAGCTAAAGCGGCAGCGGAAAAAGCAGCGGCGGATAAAGCCGCAGCGGATAAGGCGGCAGCGGATAAGGCGGCAGCGGATAAGGCAATAGCGGATAAAGCAGCAGCGGATAAAGCAGCAGCGGATAAGGCGGCAGCGGATAAAGCGGCAGCGGATAAAGCGGCGGCGGATAAGGCAGCGGCGGATAAAGCACTATCAGACGAAGAAAGGGCGGCAGCGGCAGCGGCAGCAGCGGATGCAGCAACCAAAGCGGCAGCGGACAAGGCGGCAGCGGAATCTAAAGCTTTTGACGATAGGGTAGCCGCAGAAGTAGCTAGGTTATTAGGAGAGGCAGAAGCCGCTAGGCTCAAGGCTTTAGCAGAGAAGATGGGGGCCGCAGCCACAGGCGTGGACGTCAACAATGTTGCAGAAACTGTAGACGAAGTAACAACAGAGGACATTGTCAGCGTGGTTTCTGACAACGACTTAACTGACCTTGTGTTAGATAACACACCATCTACTACAGTTATTGAGGGCACCACAACAACCCCTGTCGACACCACTGCCGCTACAGCGGTAGATACTGGAATAAATGATTTCCTAGAAACGTATGTCGCCCCTACGGCAACCGTATTCCCAACCTACACGGCAGACACGGTGTACCAACCCCTGCCTGACCCAACCCCTATTTACGCTGAGGGCGAAACGGCGCTAGACACGGAGTTCAGGGAAAGCGCTCCGAGAACCGCTACTTACAACCCTCAAGGCGCTTTTACAGGATATGATTACACTACAGCGGCCAAGCTCATGCCTGCCACTGGATCGGGAATGAGTTGGACTCCTCCGTCGGTCACTAGCCGCCCGCGTCAACTCTTAAGCTCTGCAGCTAGTATGCCCGGCCTATCTGCTTCACAGCGATTTGCCCGCGCCAGACAAGGCCAACAAGCTACGCTAATGGGTGCCTTCAACGACACCGGCGCAAAAAGGAACTCGGCCAACTACTACGACTGGATGAATCAAATCCGTTCAGGCATGTTTAACAACTCAGCAGGACAGTTTGACAATCAGCTATTCCTAAATGCCTTCAACCCGTGGGCCGCGAGCCAAACTTCAGGCGCGGGCACTACCACAACCGGACAAGCTCTAGCAGCGGCGGACCCTTACACGGTTAAAGCGGTAGATTTAGAAAACTTCACGGGTTTTGATAACTTTAATGCTTACGGCGGCACGGAGGTAGACGGTGAAGGAAGGCCATTTGCGGGAGGAGGCTACGTAAAAAAGCCTAGGGGGTTCGCGGACGGTGGTCCTGCGAACTCGATGACGGCTGAAGAGCTTACTGCACAGTTAATGGCGATGGATTCAGCAGCCGCTGCCCAAGCACCACGGCCCACGGATCAAGTACAGACCGAAAGCCGCAGCATGCTTGATAACATACTCAGTGGAGCAAAACAAATGCCTTCCACTGTTTACGAATACGGAAAGGACGTAGTGCAAAGCCAGAGCCCTTCTGCAAAATTGCTTACGGATATTTATAAAGTAGGCAAGACAATGCAGACCGGAGCAGCGGATGATCCTGTGGGTTATGCGTTGGACATGGCACCTGTGACTGGCGAAATACGTTCAGGCATGGACGTAGAGAAGTTCTCTGATCTTGCCAACGAGGCCCGCGCTGCGGGGGACACGGAAGCTGCTAAGATGTACGAGCAGCTAGTCACGATGTCCATGGCGGGTGCAGCACCGGGACTTGGAATATTAGCAAGAGGCGCTAAGCGCACTGCAAAAGCGGGCGCGGAAGCAGCAACACAATCAGCTAAGATGTTGGATGAGATAGCTCCGGTCGCAACCAAAGCGCCAGAAGCCCCTACAGTCTACCCTGCTGAAAAATTAAGAGCGAACCCTGTTGTAGCAAACGATCCGGTTGCTGTTCGTTTTAACGAGCAGATAGCCGCTGACCCTCAGGCTGCGATTGAGCAATATAAGCTTATCCCTAAGACTAAAGGCGGTAAGATTTTAAATTCCGACCTTTGGCGCGAGTTGAGCCCTGACTATCTTGCGGACCGTTCCCTTGCCCAGAGCGTGCATCAACCTGCAAGCGAGATGAATAAACTGCTGTATCAGCAGCGTCTTGCTGAAGACATGGGTAAAGAAGGCGTTTGGGTATTCACTGGCGGAGGCGCGGCCTCAGGTAAATCTGCCGGTCTATCGGA